GATTTGTATAGCTAAATGTCATTGGTAAATCGATATAATCATCACCACCATCAAAATCCACTACAGAAAAGCGATTGTCTCTCATGGGAGTATAGCGTGATTTTGCAAACTGCTTTATGGTTTGAGCATCGAGTGCTGTTTTGTAAAGACTTAAGTTTGAAATTTTACCATCATAAGCGTAAGTTGTACTATGATATGCACCAATAATAGTTTTTAATCCATTAAAATCCATATCTGATGCAGATGGAAATGTTCCAGAACCAGTTAAAGATTGAGACTCTCCATTAACATAAATTTTAGTATCAGACTCACTTCCTGCTTTATATACAGCAGTAACATGACTCCAATCTGTATTTGTAAAAGCAGTAAAAGTTCTCCATCCATTTGAATTTAAAGTAAGATATAATTGGTTTGAATAAAGATGAAATACAAATTCACCATAACTACTACTAAAATCTCCAATATTCAAAAACCCTTTATCTCCAGATGTAGATAATGGTTTTATCCACGCTGAAACAGTCAAATCACCAGAATAATCATTTCCAAGTTCATTACCTACTCCTTCACCACAATCTACATAATCATCCGTACCATCAAAATCAGTATAGAAGTCACTTCTGGCGATTGAGGNATCACTTTCTGGTAGTACCTTACTCCCACAGCGTAACCACAATTTAAGATTTGCAGTCCTGTCCGTTCCGTAAGATGCTGATTTACTAAGATCAACTACCTTCCCATTGTTGTATATGGAAGTTATATCTGAGGCACTTAAAGCAGTATCCCAGATTGCTACTTCATCAATGAGTCCATCCCATTCTCCACTATAATACTTACCTACTAAAGCATTATTTCCTGTGAAATCAATACTTGAGGGTGGTGTTCCACCTGCTGAAAGACTTTGTGCAGAACCATCAAAATAAATAACAATGGCATTTGTACCATTATAAACAGCTACTATATGATGCCATGAAGAAGTATCTGTATTTGCAAAACCTGCATAAGCAGTAACAGGATTAGAGTCATTTGTATCTAAATTAAGATAATAATTACCACTAGAATAAGATAAAGTAAAATTACCTGCTGTATTACCTGTTCCACCTATTTTAAAAACACCTGCATCTTGGCTTGAGTTATCATTTTTTACCCAGACAGATAAAGTTAATGCACTATTACTTCCAAGTGTATTACCAAGTGAAGTTCCTGCATCTAAATAATCATTAGAACCATCGAATGAAAATGAATGGGTTGAACCAAATGCTATCCAATTCTTCCATCTGGTATTGAATGAGCCAGAACCCCCATGTTTGTGAAAAAGTCTTGTATTTAAACTAGTGCCTGTACCTTCTGCCCAATTCCTCCACTTCGTATTGTTGGAAGTACCAGATGCACCTTGTGAATCTAAAAAATCCCCTTGATTAGTGTCTAACGATCCACCACTATCATCGTGGTCGTATTGTTCTCTTATCTTACTGTTTATACTTTCTGGCATATTTTAAATCTTTATGTTAAGCAGGGGGGCAGTTGCCCACCCCCCATATTGATAAGTAAGCTGTTAAGCTGTGATCTGTGAGATCATTTCAACACCATAGCCATCTATGATTTCTGTAGAGCCACAGAAACTAGATACCACAATGTTAGAGCGTAGGAAAGAACCTTCCCTGTACTCTTCAACTCGCATCATCTCACCTGCGTAACCGAATCCGATAGCATCCTGTACGAACACACCACCCTTAACAGATGATGCAGTACCAGAACTAACAGTTGCAGTAAACTCTGGTGATGAGTGTATTGCAATACCTGCGATTTTAGAAACAAAACCACCTCTTGCACCTTCATCCTGTACACCAGAACCTGCAAACTGAGCGTGTGTAATAAGGTCATTATGAATACCATAAGTTCCCCATATCTGTCTAGGCTCTAGTACAGCGTTAGGTTGTCCAGGAGCAGAGTTCTGCTTTAGGTGTGCTAAACATTGAAATAAGTGATCTACATTAATTGTAGTTGTTGCACCACCAACAGCATTATCGAAGTTGTCGTAGTTAGCATTAACCAATGCATCTAACTTACTAGCCATTGCATTACCTGCTAATGCACCTGCACTTGCATAGACATCATCAGCATTTGATAGTTTAGCCTCATCATAGATAGGTAGCATGACACTATACATATCTAAGGTGATTGTTTTCTTCTCAGAATCCAAAGCAGTAGAAGGTGTTACTGTACCCTCTGCTGTGTTAGCTACATCTGCTGATGTTACTACATTACTACCTGCATTATAAGCCATGAATGTAATCTGGTCTGCTTTTGCTTCACTCTTTTGTTTTACTAAGGGTACTGATACACTAGCTTCGCTAAATTTTAAAATAGCCTCTGCTTCGATGACTTCTAATAAGCCACCTGCGTAATTACCTGTATCTCCTGTTGCCATTATTTACTCCGTTTCTTTCCGAATATAGAATCCCATCTGCTCTGAGAAATATGAGAGAAGGCTGAACGGATACCTGTAAAGGGTACTTTTTCCTGCCCTACGGACATTCTAAAGCCTTCTTCAAAAGGTACTTCTTCATTACCTACCATATAGATATGTTCCTTATCCTTTGTAATCGCAGATTTAATATCCCCTTCAAGCTGTAAGCCTGTTGTGGGGTTATTATCTACTGATTCGAGATGTGAACTTTTCTTTGATTTGCTCATAAGTCGTTTTGTCTATCTTTCCAGATACATGGTCTTTTACAGCTTCTTTCAAAGTTGCATAACCTTGCATCCCTGTTGAATCAGATGTTTCTACACTTGGTATGTTAATTTGTTGTTTAATTATCTTACCATGAATTGATTTAACCTGTGCCAAACTCAATCCCTTAAAATCTTCCCTATCTTCTTCTGGGAAGTCTGAAAGCAGTTTATCTTTCTCTGCTGTGCGTTCAGCTTTATACTGATCCACTACAGGANNNANTTCACTAAGCTGTTTGGCTCTTTCTTCAGCAAGGGTTTTCCATTCTTCATTTTCCTCTAGCTGTTTCTGCCTCTCAACTTCTTGAACCTTNTCAAGTTCAGCAATCTTAGACTCTGCTTTCTGTAATCGTTCTTTCTTTTGCATTACTTCCTGCAATAGTTCAGACTCACGATNACTTATNTTGTCTGCACTACTCTGGCTTTCAGTAGCCAACTCTTGTACGCTCTCTTGTACTTTCTCTTCCATTNTTTCCTCCATGTTAATGAAATCTATTTGCCTATTTTAAAGTTGATAGGCTTCGCAGTTTCTTTATCTGCGTTTCTTTTAATTCTTTGCCTCGCCTCTTGCTGTACAATCTTTATTGATTTGTTACTAAGTGGTTTGCTGTCTGTTGTTACTGCTCTACCCATGTCCTCGTTCCATTGTATTTTTTTAGCATTTGTACCACTCCATCCGATTGTAACACTATCAGAAGTAAATCCTCTTGTCTGCAATCCGTTCATCATATCACCTGTAAGAGTAAGATTTACCTTACTACCGAACCCTGTGCCACCTCTTTTAAGTTTTGGTTTACGATTTGCGTAACCTCTACTGTATGATTTAAAGTTCTTATTAAATACATCCTTACCTTTTACCTGTGTCTGTACTCGTATATCATCAGTAATCTCATCACCGATGTGTTTCCAGAACGCTTTGTCAAACTTGGGTATGTTAGCAAGTTTACCCAACTGCCTCTCCCCTTGCAGTTATTGGTCTAAAATTCTTCTTATCTTTTATAAAATCTTTTGCTTTGTCTGGTTTGATTAGTTGCTCTGACCTAGATGTTTCTCTTGCCCACCTATGCCTACAATTAAACCCACCACCATCACTAAATGCTCCAGAATAAGATGAGTCTATTTCGTCTCTTGTTAATGCTCCTGCACTAGCCATCTCTAAACATATATCTCTGGTCTTATCATCTATAATACCTATATAAACATACTTAGCATCTTTAGGATCAAACTCTGCCATCTCTACTGTTACATTGCGTTCAAATGTATTAAGTGCTGTATTGGCTAATGTCTCAGCTTGATCTGCCCTTAAAACGCCTCCTGCACCCTTTAAAATGCCATCTGCTATCTCTTTCTCAGTAGCACCTGCAATAATACCCCTTGCTACTTCCTTTTTTATAAGTTCTCCCATTACACCTGCCTGTTTAGCAAATGTATTTCTATCTATGTTAGACAAGGCTGTTAAAGACTCTGCTGTAACTGTGCCTGTCATCTCCATCGCACCTAGTACACTCTGGTACTCAAGCATTAATCTATCTATATCAGCGTTTAGGTTTAGTTTGTTAAGGATAATATCTTCCATATCCAACCCTTGAAGTACAAGTAGTATCTCATTCTTACTGAGTCCTTGCTTCTGTAAGTCAAAGACCTGCTTAACAAGTTCCTGCTGTACTCTTTCTATTGATCTAGCATATTGTAAGGATGCAGTATCTTTAGCCACGCTGTAGTGCCTCTAGTAGTGGGTTAGTAGGTTGTTCTGGTTGCTCTGGTTCTAGTTCTTCCATCTTTAAAGCTAACTCAGCCTCATCTATATCTGGGTTAAACTTTCGTACAAGTTCTTCACGAGTAATAAGATTATGTTCCATCATAAACTCTAATTTGTTGCGTTCTTCTGTCCATGTCATAGGAAAGCCAACCTCTGGGTAATCAACGCTGTACTTCTCAGATAGGTTTGTACCTTCGTGTACGCTTAACAGTTCTCTATCTATTTCATATCTATCGTGTTCAAAGTCTCTAAATACAGGAATGTCTGACTCTCTTGTTTCTATATTATCTACAGAAAGAATCTTTAATGCCTCACCACTTGGTGGTGCAGAGGATTCACCCCATCTAATTGTTAAGCTATGGTTCTGTCCTACTTGGTTAATTAAGTCCTTAACAGATTGAATCATCTGCCCTAGATTAGCACTTGGACTTACATACTGCATTGATGCACCCTCTGGAAGAGCAATTAAACGATCTACTCCAAACTTTAAGTAAGGTGGTATCTCTGTATCTAATCCTGTAATCACAGGAGAACCCATCATTAATCTTGTAGCAATCATTACCTCTGTCCACGCATTAGAGGCATGAACAGCACAACGAGTAACATCCGATGCACTTGTGTTAAACTCTACTTAGATAATGGGATAAGGTTGTAGGGGTTCACCATCTCTAAGTTATTACCTACAGGCATCATCTTACCATTTACATTAAAACGGAAGTGCATACCTTGCTCACCATCTAAAGGCTTACTCCAGAAAGCGAACTGCCTATCTCCATTGAAGTCTCTATGTATCTCATAGCTTACACCATATACCTCACCATCATATACATACTCTTTAACAATAGGATGTATCTTATATTCAATGCGTTGTGTCTTTGGGTTGTACATACTCTGTAAGTGACAGCTACCTAACAGCCAAGCAAGTTCTCCGAACTCCCTAACCTTAGTATCTAGGTTGTGAGTCTTTTCATTGTAGTAATCATTGAACTCACCATTAATAAATCTTTCAGCAGGTTGTTTTAATAACATAAGCCTACTCTTAGCAAAACGCTTTACAAGTGACATCAATACAGGTGGTATCTGTGATAAGGACTCTGTGCTAAAATACTGCTGTATATGCTCATCTAGGTTTCTATTATAGTAGAAGTCTAGTGATGTATTCTTTTCAGCTATTGTATTATCTAACGCACTATATTCTGCATCTTTAACTGAACGCAACACAGCCTCTTTTCCGAGGTCTGGGAGCATTATCTTATCGTGTAATTCCATTATAAACCTTTATGATATGGCATAATCATTCGCCTTTGTATGTTCCTGTATGAACTCCCCCATCTCAGACTCACTTTTAAAATATAAATGCTTACCATAGTAGTGTAAGAACACTATAGTAATAATAACCCCCACTACAATACCCAATAAAAACTCTACCATTCTGTACT